AGGCTTGATATGAGTGGAATGGAGAAATATTTGGCTGTCATTGCTGCAAACAGTAGCAAGGGAATCTATCTTGAGGATGGAACATTAGTGGGACATCTTCTCCCGGCTATTGATGGTCAGCTTGGGCAGGCACAGAAATTGAGCAGGAGGTTGAGTCTATGAGACCAGATATAAAAATCAATGGAATATGGATGGATAGTCTCGGGTGGCTCAGAGAAAATGTAAGTTTTCCAACTCCTGTGGCACAGAGCAATACCATCGTTGTTCCTGGAAGAAATACACCAATCAGATACACCGAGGCTCTTGGGAGAGTATCCTTTGAGCCTCGTAGTTTTCAGATGATTTTTACGATGCATGGCAGCAGAGAAAAATATAACGTTATGGTTAGTGAAGCATCAAATATGTTTAACGGTGTGTTGTCAGAAGTAATCACAAGTGAAGAACCTACTTTGTATATGGTAGGAACGATGAAAGTAACTCCATCCTATGACCCATTAACAAGAAAAGGGACTATGGAGATATCCTGTGAAGATGGGGATTCATACAGATACTATGTGAAAGAAACTGTAGTGTCTTATACTGGAGGCGGCATGGTCATTCTTGATAATGACTATATGCCAGTAGTTCCTACGGTGACAGTAACTGCAGAAACAACACTGTCATGGCAAGTCGGAAGTGAAAATTTTAGAAAGACAATCAGTGCAGGAACATGGACTTTTCCAGAGATGGAACTTGGCAGAGGCGAAAACTCTCTGACTATTTCCGGTAATGGTACAACTACCTTCAGATACAGGGAGGGATGCTTATGAGTCTTTTCCGTGTATTTGTAGATGGTGAGTTGTTCTATCATCCGGGATTATCGAAACTTGCAATCACGCAGGCACAGGTAAAGGAAGATGCAGAAAACATCGACAGTCTCACACTTTCAGCCCCATTCAATCATCCATACCTTGAAAATGTGAGACCAATGGCATCTACCATTGTTTGTAAGAAAGATGATCAAGTGGTGTTTGAAGGGAGAGCCTTGGATGATGGCAGTGATTTTTATAACACCCACACATGGACTTGTGAATCAGCACTTGCATATCTGAAGGACAGTTTGCAGCCACCATACGATTACCAAGGGACAATCAAAGGGCTCTTGGAACTCTTTGTAGAAAACCATAATGCAAAGGTGGAAGAAAAGAAACGATTCACAGTAGGGAATGTAACGGTTACGGATAGCAACGATTATATCCACTATTCCAATGCGGAGCATTCCGTGACACTGGATGCCATTAAGGAAAAACTCATCAAGACCCACGGAGGATTCCTTTGCGTTCGTTATACAGATGAGGGGAAAGTTCTTGATTATTTATCGGATTTCAAGACGTATTCTATACAGACTGTGGAGTTTGGAAAGAACCTGCTCGATGTAAAGATTACGAAAGACCATACGGAAAGAGTGACAGCACTCATTCCCTATGGTGCTAAAATCAAGACTACCGATGAAGAAGGAAATGAAGTGGAAACAGATGAGAGAGTTTCCATTGCATCTGTAAATGAAGGTGTTCCATATGTCTATGATGAGGATGCAGTAAAAGAAATCGGTTGGATCTGGACATCGGAAGTTTGGGACGATGTTAACCTTCCGGGAGTTCTTTTAAATAAATCAAAGGTTAGGATATCAGAACTTGTCAAAGGTATCATCAGCATGGAACTTACCATTGTAGATGAATCGGACACAGGTGCTGATATTGGAGATATCCGTGCAAGGCAGTATGTGGATTGTAAATCTCCACCACATGGGATTGATGGAAGGTATCTTTGTATTTCAAAGACAACTGACTATCTGAATCCTGCAAGTAATACCATCACTATCGGTACAAGCGGTGTAAAACTGACAAGTATTTCTGTAAAGCAGAATCAGAATATCAGTGCCTTGGAAGAAAATATTCTAGGGCAATCGACAAAAATCGACAAAGTGACAGGAATGGTGGAAGACATCAATTCTTCGAAGATGTACCGAACGGAACTTGTTTGTGATGGCGTAAGCATCTTTAAGAACAAAGGACAGCAAAGCACTTTGAAGTGCAGGGTCTATTCCTGGGATAAGGATATCACGGATTCCATCGGTGCAGAGTGCTTTGTATGGCATAGAAAATCAGATAATGAGGAAAGCGATACCGATTGGGACAATAGCCATATCGGTATGAAACAGATAAATATTACTACGGAGGATGTGCTTGATAACGCATCCTTTTATTGTGTAGTGAACATAAAGGAGGAATAAAGAATGGCAACAGTTTTGACATCTAGCCAGCAGACCTTCGTTGACATTACGGATCAGCGAAAACTGTCTGCATATATCACATCAAATCTTCCAAAGACACAGAGTGAAAATCCGAATGTCCTTCCGCATACTTACTCACCTAGTTGGGCAAGTACGAATCTTTCACTTACTCCGGTCATTTTCCTTGACCAGACGAATGTGGCATTAAATTCTACAGGACTTACGATTACATGGAAGAGAAAAGACGGTACGGGAGCAGAGGCAGCTCTTACAACCGGAGAAACAGCAAAGAACGGTATCCTTACCGTAAGCCAGGATAAGCTTGCTGCGTCTACTTCGGGAATGATTACCTATATCTGCTATATCAGTTACTACGATTCTGAAACCAAGAATACGGTAAATATTTCTTCTGATATTACTTATACACTGGTAAAGAATGCGGAAAATGCGAGACTCGCATATATCAATGCAGATACTTATGTTTTCAAATACAACACAAGTTCTACTTTGGTGGGTGTAAGCCAGTCAACCTTATCGGCACTTGTGCAAGGCGTATCTATCAGCAAATGGCAGTATAAGAACAGTTCCGGTTCATGGGCAGATTATCCGACAACATCTGATAATAGCAATATTACAAGCGGAACATTGGTGGTAAAACCGACTCACAGTGTATTTGTAAATAATGTTGCTCAAATCAAACTTGTAACAAATGATGCCGATGTTTATGACACCATTACGATTACAAAAATGTATGACGGTGCAAAAGGTGACCCTGGTGCAACAGGCGGAACGGGTTCCGGTGGTCTTTCCATTATTTTAGGAAATGAAGCACAGACAATTGCCTGCACGAACGGTGGTCTTGTGGCATCTGCTCTTGATGTTACAATTCCGTTCACAGGGTATGTGGGTATCACGCAGACAGCTTGTACTTGCTCCGTGGGAACATTGCCATCTGGAGTTACCTTAAAAACCAATACGGCAGCGACAGCAAGTGCAGCAGGTTCTGTGGTTCTTACGTTTGCTGCGAATGGAACACTTGGTGGGGCATCTGTTATGAATGGAACAATTGACCTTACCTTTACTATTTCGGGTAAGACAGTAGTTAAGAAGTTTGGATGGACAAAATCCAACAAAGGTAATACGGGTGCTAATGGAACGAATGGTGAGAATGCAGTTGTATTTTCTGTATATGCACCTAATGGTACGGTTGTTATCAATCAATCTGGTAGTCTTCAGCTTGCGACAGCAGCTTATAGCGGTGCTAATGCAATCACAGGTACTTATCAGTGGGCGAAGTACACGAACGGAACATGGACAAACATCAGTGGTGCGACATCATCTATTCTTACGGTTTCCGGTTCAGATATTGTGAACATCCAGTCTTATAGATGCACGATGACTTATGGTGGAAAATCCTATGTTGACGTTATCACTGTGGAAGATAAATCAGATCCATATGTTTCTGAAATGCTCTCTATTGGAGGATTTACGGTTAAAAACAATCAAGGTGGAGTAGTACCGTATGTGATTGTAAGGACAAATCAGAAAGAAGTAGACCCGCTTCTTGGACCTATTAGTGAAACAGCACCTTCATCTCCGAGCAACGGTGATTATTGGTACAAAATCGACCATGAAAATCAGACCGTAACTCTTATGGATTATGGCGGTTCAATTTGGAATGAAGCACCGGATGTGCAGAGTCTGACATACACCTGGTATATGCAGGATAAAGATGGAAACACAGTAGTGTTCGGTAAGACAGGAAAGGTTATCTATCTGTCAGCGGCAGACATTGACAGCCTTGTGACTTTGCAGTGCGATGTGTCCAATTAAGGGGGGTGAGCATATGGCTTTGCTTACTTCCTGCCAGTCTACCTTTGAGAACTTTATTGGTTATGAAGAGGAACTGGAGTCTGTTAAAGAAACAGTAACGGAATGTTACTCTGAAATATCAAAATCGGCTGGAGAAATCGTACTTCTTGTAAGTGAAACATATGCAGAAAAATCTGATCTTGAAATTATCAAACAAGATTTTGAAACGAGCATTACACAGAGCAGTACAGAAATCCGAATGGATTTTACTGCAGTTACTGATGAAATCAAAGGCACGGTAGCTACCAATCAAGAACTTCTTGAAGAGTACATTCGTTTCAAAGGTGCACTTATCGAACTTGGTAAAGTGGGTAATGCATTCACAGCCGAACTTTCAAATGAACAGTTGGCTTTCATGGAGAACGGGCAGAAGATTGCCTATATCTCTAACCAACAGCTTGTTATTACAAATGCAGAAATCAGAAATAAACTGTCCCTTGGTAATGAATCTAGGGGATGGTTTGATTTTATACCAAGACAAACAGGGAATCTCTCTATCAAGTGGAGAGATCCATCGTAAGGAGGTGTTATTTTGGCATCGAGCGGAAGTATTACAACAAACTCATGTGAAGGGCGTTCACTAACATTATCCTGGTCACTTTCCAGTCAGAGTGTGACAGGAAACTATTCGAATATCTCATGGAAACTGAAAGGTTCTGGGTCTGCTTCTGGATGGGTAAATGCAGGTAACTTCAAAGCAGTTATTAATGGAACTACAGTATATTCAAGTTCAACAAGAATCCAGTTATATAACGGGACTACGGTTGCGTCTGGAACAGCAAAAATCACTCATAATTCAGATGGTACGAAATCATTCAAATTGAGTTGTGAAGCAGGTATATATTATGTAGCAGTTAACTGTGATGCGAGCGCTACCCATACCCTTACAACTATTCCGAGGGCATCGAGCGTATCAGCATCAGCAGTTAATTTGGGAAGTGCAACAACAATTTCGATTTCAAGAGCATCGTCTTCATTCACACACACCTTAAAGTATACCTTCGGTAGTGCAACAGGGACGATTGCAACAAAAACAACATCCACTTCGGTTTCATGGACTCCGCCATTATCGCTGGCAAATCAGATACCGAGTGCTACATCAGGAACTTGTACGATTACTTGCACTACTTATAACGGAAGTACAAGTATCGGTAGTAAGACCTGCACATTAAAACTTTCTGTGCCATCTTCAGTAGTTCCTACGATTTCAAGCTTGACTGCTGCCAGAGTAGATGGGACGGTTCCAAGTACTTGGGGCATATATGTACAATCGAAATCGAAAGCGACACTTACCATCAACGGAGCGGCAGGAAGTTATGGATCTACAATCAGTTCCTATTCCATTTCCGGTGGTGGGTATTCTGGAACATCCTCATCGCTTACTACGGGATTTCTAAATACAAGTGGCACGATTACATTTACTGCAAAAGTCACGGACTCAAGAGGTCGAACATCAGCTGCAACAACAGTATCTATATCAGTGGTGGCTTATGCAGCACCATCATTCAGTAGTTATTTTTCGCAGAGATGTCTGAGTACAGGAACACTAAATGAAGAAGGAACCTATGTAAAAGGAACGGTGACATATTCATATGCATCGTGTAGCAGTAAGAATACCGTTACAAGGACTACTTATTATAAGAAGTCAACGGATTCATCATGGACTAACGCAAGTGCATCGTTTTCATCGGGGGCTGCATTTACATTTGGTGGCGGAAATCTGTCAGCAGATTATTCTTATGATATCAGATATACCATTGCAGATGCTTTTACTACTGTCAATGTTTATGATGTTGTGACAACTGCAGCAGTAGTTATGGACTTTAAAGCAGGCGGCAAAGGTGTGGCTGTTGGTAAGGTGTCCGAGTTTGATGATACTTTTGAAGTATCAGAAAAATGGGATGTAAAAGTCTATGGTAAGTTGCTTAAATCGTACCTGGTAGACAGCATCTATCCTGTGGGAAGTATCTACATGAGCGTAGACAGTACAAGTCCTGGAACCTTGTTTGGTGGTACATGGAGTCAGCTTCAGAACAGATTCTTACTTGGTGCGGGTTCAAGTTATACGGCAGGTAATACAGGGGGTGCCTCAACAGTAACACTTACCACTTCACAGATACCATCCCATACTCATACATTTACGGGTAGTAGTGCAACTACATCAAGTGACTCGCATACTCATACTGTACCAAACACGAAAGGTAATAATAGTGGTAGTGCAACAAGAGCGGAAACCTGGGCAGATGCATCGGCTTCCGGAAGAACACTTACAACATCAAGTGATTCACACACACATACAGTAACGGCTAAAGGTACGAACTCAAGTACTGGAGGTGGAAGTTCCCATAACAATATGCCACCTTATCTGGTTGTTTATATGTGGAAGAGAACAGCATAAATATTTTGATTACGACAACTGCAAGGGTAGTTGTTTTTTTATTACTCAAATTTAAGAAACGGAGGAAAAAATGATGAAAGAATTTTGGAACACAATTCAGATTATCTTCACAGGAGTAGGAGGTTGGCTTGGATATTTCCTGGGCGGCTGTGATGGACTTCTGTATGCACTGGTAGTTTTCGTTGTTGTGGATTACATCACAGGTGTGATGTGTGCCATCAATAACAAGTCTTTATCTAGTGCAGTGGGATTCAAGGGAATCTGCAGAAAGGTGATTATTTTCCTTTTAGTAGGAATTGCAAATGTACTGGATGTTCAAGTGATTGGTACAGGTAGTGTCCTTAGAACTGCAGTAATTTTCTTCTACATTTCTAATGAAGGCATCAGCCTGTTAGAAAATGCAGGACACCTTGGACTTCCTATCCCGGAAAAAATCAAAGTCGTGTTGGAACAACTGCACGACAGAGCAGAAAAAGAAACGGAGGTAAAATAATATGGCTTATACAAACAGTTCATTAGTATCGTACACAAAGTTAAGTCCGAACCATTCGGGCAAAAGAACACATTCAATTGACAGAATCACGCCGCACTGTGTAGTGGGGCAGTTATCTGCAGAAAGCATCTGCGGATGTTTTACAAGCACATCAAGACAGGCAAGCTGCAACTATGGTATTGGTACAGACGGAAGGGTATCTCTTTGCGTGGAAGAAAAGAACCGCTCCTGGTGTTCTTCCAGTAATGCTAATGACCAAAGAGCAGTGACCATCGAATGTGCCAGTGATTTAAAGGCTCCTTATGCCATGAACAGCAAGGTATATAATTCTCTTATTAAGCTTTGCACAGATATCTGTAAAAGAAATGGTAAGAAGAAACTGTTATGGCTTGGCAGCAAGAGTAAGGCTCTTAATTATTCACCAAAGTCTGATGAGATGGTACTTACCGTTCACAGATGGTTTGCGAATAAATCATGTCCGGGTGATTGGTTATATTCAAGACTTGGTGATCTGGCTGAAAAAGTTACTGCAAATCTGTCTGATACAACAACAGCTACAACCACAACTACTACAAAGAAAGATACACTTTACCGTGTACAGGTCGGTGCGTATTCTGTAAAAAATAATGCTGATGTTCAGCTTAAAAAGGTAAAGGCTGCCGGCTTTGATACTTACATGGTCAAAGTTGGTGGCCTTTATAAAATTCAAGTTGGAGCATACAGTAAAAAGGAAAATGCCGAAGCTATGCAGAAGAAACTGAAAGCAAAAGGCTTTGATTCTTTTATCACTACACAGAGTGGTAGTGCTGTGACAACTACTTCTAAAAAGTCCATTGACGCCATTGCACGTGAGGTTATCCGTGGTGATTGGGGAAATGGTGCAGAAAGAGAAAAGAAACTCAAAGCTGCCGGATACGATTACGCAGCTGTGCAGAAGAGAGTAAATGAATTACTGTAAAAAGAATGCCTACTAGGATTTAATCGTCTTGGTAGGCAGTTTTTTGTTATTCTGTTTTGTTTTCTGTTGCTTTCGTTTCTTCGATTTCCTGCAGTACTTCATGACCGTATTTCCTGATCATTTCTCCAAGAAAATTGTAAAATCTTTTTTGTCTAAATTCCAGTTCTCTTTTTTCATGCTCATTTTCAGGAACCGGGGCATATAACTCTATACCATTTTTTACACCTATCAATTCATTTTTCATCACTGTACCAACCTTTCTCGTCTGAATTTATCAGAACATTCATTTGACGATTTTATTCACGAACAGGTAAGTAATAAGCATCAAGTTCGATATATTCATCTGTAAAATTAAATTCCACCCAGTAGTCCCTCACAAAATATCCGGTGTATAAACCCTGCATGGAGTGGAGTTCTAAAGTTTCGAAGTCGATAAGGCAGAGAGGAATTGTTTCTTCTTTTTCTTCTCCTTTTTTATAGGAATGTTCCAACGCTTCAGCTACTTTTGAAAGGCAATCAGCACAGAGGTTTTTTTTCAGTTCTTTTGTTTTAAGGTTGCAGCCATCCGTTGGTGTTATTTTGGCACTTGCCATGCCACGAGATGGTGTGCTAGTTGTAGAAAATTTTACAGTATCAAGGTTAGTAGTTCTCATAGAAGTATTACCGCCATCCTTGATTTCTTTTCCGACTTCATCGTATTCTTTGAGCCCTAAATCGATAACATACCATTCTGTTAGAGAAATAATACCGATTGTATCAAATTTTCTGTAGTAAGGCATAAGGCTCATTTCATGGTTTCCACAAATGAAACATTGTGATGAATCGGAGAGTTTTGAAGTTAAGTGGTCATATGTAACATCTATATATTCTATAGGGGTGTATTCTGCATCTTTCTTTTCTTCCAGTCTGTTATAAATCGGAAAGATGAGCAGACCTGCAAGAAGTATGATTACTAAAACAACGATTCCTTTCCATAGGATATCTTTCTTGATTCTTATATATTTATCGTCCATGTCTGACCTCCTGAATAATATTTGTCTTTAGAGTATATCATAAAAAATGTTCTCTTTTTGAACTGGACTAGTACTAGTCCCATTATATCAGCAGTAGCCGATATGATAAAGATAAAATCGGACTAGATTCAGTCCACAATCGTAAGAGGACTATTATGGAACAGAAAATAAAACAGAAAGGCATCGATATCGGTGGAAATATCCGCAGAGTTCGTATGGAAAAAGGACTCGGACAGACGGAACTGGTAAGAATGCTGCAATTAAAGGATATAGATATAACGAGAGAAACGCTTGTGAAGATTGAAAGAGGCATTCAGCATATCACAGGCTCACAGTTGCGTGGAATCAAAGAGTGCCTGGATACAAGCTATGATGAACTGCTGAAATAAAACTGAATAAGAACTGATATAAACCTTGTCGAAATGATGAGGTTTTTTTTTGAAAATTTTTATAAAAACCGTCCTTTTGACCGTCCCTAACTGGCTACCTAATAGAAGGTAACAAAACAATAAGCCTTCGGAAAGAGGTAGAGACAATGAAGCATAACTTAAAAATCAGTGTTTCAAAAGTTCCACAGACGGGCGGAGTTGTTACTTGCCGCAATGTGAATGTAAGGGAAAGATTCCTTCGTTTGATGTTCGGAAGAAAGCAGAAGGTTACAATCCTCATTCCGGGTGACAGTATCAGTGAAGTCTCCATCTGTGAGTCAGAAGGAGGTGTGAATATTGAATAAGGTAAAGCTGATTGTTGACATAGCACAGCAAGTGCTGAAAGTGGTCGAAGACCTTCGTTCTTTGTCTGACAGTGTCCAAGTGGTATGCAATACCGTACTGGAAGGTCTGTCAGAAAAACCAAAGGCAAAAGCCCTTCCGGAAAAGAAAGCAGAGCCTGCCATTTCCCTTGAAAAGGTGCGTGGGGTTCTTGCAGGAAAAAGCCAGGCAGGGTATTCAGCGGAAGTCAGAGCAATCGTATCCAAGTATGGTGCAAGCCGTCTTAGTGATATAGATCCAAAAGACTATGCTGCAGTATTAAAAGATGCGGAGGCGATTGGAAATGAGTAGTCATGCAATTTTATCTGCATCGGGTTCACACAG